TTATCTTTTCCAAAAAATTTACCTGATTGTCCGTCTAGGATATCAAAAGAAGTGACAGCAGGATAATAACTAAAACAATTCCAAAGCTCCAGCTCGTCAAGTCGCATCCGAGGTACTTCTTTGACATCAAATCCTCTTTGAATGAAGGCTGAAATAGGGAGACGATAGAACACAGCACCATTCTCCATAACAGCATGAAAGAGGATAGGACGTCCTGTAATAGACGCCAGGCCAAAAATAATGCAGTCTTCAACTTCTCCATGGTGTTCTTTAAGATCATAGAGATATTCTCTCCTGATCTGTGCGTAGGTCACAGGAATGTTTGCATTTAAATAGGCCATGTATCATATACTATTATATTAGAATTATAATAACGACGATGACAGCAATAACCACAACTGTAGCTTTTTTATTACCTATCGCTAAGTCCCATATTCTTTGAGCGTGTTGTTTTACTTTGTCCATACTTCCTCCTAGTTAATGTTCCCCCAACTTTTTCCCTTCTTATAAGTAACTTTATTCTTAACAAGAAGAGGAATAGCTTCTTCCATAATTTGTTTTATTATGCAAGCTTGCTTTTCATCAGAGACAGATACACATAACTCATCGTGAATCTGAATATGGGGTAGTATACCTTTTTCGTAAAGCATTACCATAGCTTTTTTAGTCATGTCTGCAGCAGATCCTTGAATTAATCTATTTAATGCCTTGTACGTGAATGCAGGTTTATAGTAATATTTAAAGTTGTCCATATAGTTGGGATCTAACTTATCGTCAGCTACTTTTTCTAACAATTCTGCTTTATAAGCTCGCTGAGCTTCTTCTAATGTGAGAATAGGAACAGGTTCATATCTATTTATTTCATTATTCCATTCCCGGTCTCGTGTCTCCCATTTATTAAATCGACAAAATCTATCTTCCAAGGTGAATAAAAGTTTATGATCTTCTGCAAAGGTAATAAGATCTTGAGATAATTGTTTTACAAATGGAACTTGGCGATGATAGTTACTAAATAATTGAGTTGCTTCCTCTTTAGATAAATTTAATTCTTGTTGTAATTTTATTTTTCCCATTCCATAGAATAATCCTAGGTTAATGGTCTTGGCCGTGTTCCGTGGTATGTGGGCCATGTCTGCTACTATCTGGTGAAAGTCAGCATCATCATTATCAAATTCTTTTTTTAAATCTTCAGTACCGGGTAATTGAAGTTTCAATGCATAGTGAACCACGATACGTGGTTCCTGTTGCGAGTAGTCAAAGCTCCCCCAGGTACAATCTTCTTCGGGTATAAATAACTCACGCATTTTTTTACCATAGTATCCTTTGGCTGGGATCTGTTGTAGATTAGGATTAGACATAGAAAATCTTCCTGTCACTGTTCCTCCTTGGTCCGATCTGATTTGATTAATATCTGCATGGATTCTTCCTTTATGTACAAAACTTAATAGTCCTTCGACAAATGCATTTTTAGCTTTATCGCATCGTCTAGCGACTTCAATCATCCTTAAGAATCTATTGGCATGAGTTTTTAAATAATCTTTAGGAAGTTGCGGAAGTCCAGACTTAGGAGTCTTTTTATAATCTGTAATTTTTTGGTTGTATAATAATTTTTTAATAGAAGCTGCAGCCCAGATCTGAACATCTACACCAGTACGTTTTTTAATAATATTAACTAAATTATTTCTACGTTTCTCTAGCTTTTCTCCAAAACGCTTTGCTTTTTCGACATCTATTTTAACTCCCCTGAACTTCATGTCAACTAAACAAGGAAATAATTTTGTTTCTAAAGTAAAAATTTTTCGTAGACTCTTCTGCTTTGGAGGGTATATAATCTCGTCCAATTTTTTTTCAAAAAGATTCCATAAATTTAATGTTAGTTTAACGTCTTGAAGTGCATAGTCTTTAACAAGATCATAAGATAACTTATGCATGTTAGACATTGGATCTTTAATCCCTAATTCTTCCCATGCTCTTTGTTTTAAATCATATTTATATTTAGAATCTTTTAAATAATCTCGACTGAGAGAGTCTAAAGAATATTTCATTCTTGTTTCATCTATTACAGATGCAGCAATCATGGTGTCTACTAATTCTCCTGCAGGCATTTCCCCTGTGACTGCGCGGATCCAGCAAACGTCGTACATAGCATTATGAAAAACCTTACGTAAACCCTTGTTTTTAAAGACTTTTTTGTCTAATTCTTTCCAAGTTTCTTCGGCATTTAAATTACTTGTCATGGCATGAGCAATTGGAAAATATAAATTTTGTTTGGAAGTTGCAACAGCAATACCACAAACAAATCCATTTCCTTTTATTGCGCCCGATCCTTTTCTTTTTAAATCGGGATCATAAGTTTCTAAGTCAACCGCAATTGTATCAATACCTTTTAAATCTAATTCTGAAATTTCAGGGATACACATTACTTTTTAATTATTCCCCACGAGTTTTTCTTTTCTTCTTTCACTTCTTCAGGATAGTCTCTATCTATAGCCATGTCAATATAATGTTTAGCTTTTAGTAAATCTTGTTTTTGATTTTTTTGTTTGTGCCGACATAAATATTTTATTGCATTGCCTTCTGCAAAAGGAATATTATTTTTATTAATAAATTCTGATGGTTGAATGACCATAGACTGGTAGTGATTCCCGCCTACCTGCTTTTTATATATGTCACTCATCTTTTGCCTAACTCCCATTTTCCTTCGGAAGCTAAGGTCCAGTAATCATAAATCGCTCTACTGTATGCAGTATATTTTAATCTTAGTTGTACATCATAATCTTCTTTTCGAGTCATAGTTAGATCTACAACCACATTATCAAATGTTAATCCTTTTATCGTATGTATGTTTCCATATTTAACTCGAATGTTTTTATCAAAGTCAACTCCCTTTCTTAACACATCTTTTATATATCTCATTCTCATGTCGTGTTTATCAACTCTCTTTCGTATAAGATCAAAGTCTCTATGTTGCTTACAATCATTTTTTAAGTATTTCTTTTCTATTAACTGATCGACAGTATAATCTTGTTTTATCCAGTCGTCAAATTTTGAAACTTCTCCCTTTCCAAATATTTTAATTTTACCTGAGAGATATTCCCAGAACTCTTTAATCTGCGTCAGACTCATAGGTTTTCCATTTAAAAAATCTTCCCATAAATAATGTGCTCTTAATTCCTTTTTAGATACGAAAGGAGAACTATCTATATGAGAAAATTCGATAGCATTTTCTATAAAAAATCTTCTTATCTTTGTATCACTTGGAGTTCCTCTAAATGTAAATAAAAATGTTTCATTGGTATTATGAATTTTATTTAATAAAATACTCAAATGAGTACAGCCATTAAGGGTAGGTAAATAATAGCCTTTACCATAAATAAATTCTCCTATCTTTCCTTTGCCGTGTCTTTCTGTATATTTAGCAGCTGTCCATACTCTACTATACCCATACTTATCCCATATAGGTTTAATAATTTGTTTGCATTTTTCATTAACTGCTACACTACATCTTTTTCCTTCTTCTAGTTCTTCAAAAGGATCGGCTGAAAGTTTATGGAAATAGTCTGCATCTGATCCAGAAAATTCAAAGATAGTTTGGTCAGCGTCTCCTACCATATAATAATGTTCCTCTTTAACATTACGAGCCATTTTATTTATAGCTTTTAATTGGGGAACGTTACTGTCTTGAGCTTCGTCTATGATAAGTGCATCTATCTGAGGATCCTTGGCGATTTGAGTGAACTCTTCTATCATATCTTCAAAGTCGCAAATGTTATATTCTTTTTTATAATTGATATAAACTTCGTATAACTCTGTCAGAAGTTTAATATTATTGTAAGGTTTGTAATCAGTTGGAATACATTTTCTCCAGAATTGTTCGAGAGTAAAACCTTTTCCTCTCGCTGCCTTTACATATTTATAAAACCCGTGTTTTTCTAGATTTTTTTGTGTACTAAAAAAATGTCTATTAAGTTTAATTAAGTTAGCGTGATCAGCTACATCATCAAATTTTTCTTTATGAGGAATTTTGCTTCTACAATATTTATGAATAGTGCAGATTCTGTATTTAAAAAATTTCTTTCTTAAGCCCCTTTCTTTCATCTCCGGTAATTCTAGAATAGCGTCTCTAATTTCATCAGCGGCTACATTAGTATGAGAAAGAATAATTATATTTTCTGGAGAATATTTATTTAATAATTCCTTATATAGTTTCACAATAAAGGTATGAGTTTTACCAGTACCTGGTGGACCAGCTACAAATCTAGGAGTCATTGGTTATCTCCTTAAAGTCTCCTTCAACTGTAATATCTTCTTTGTCGATGTCAGGACTATCTATTCTCCAAGAAACACAAGACTTCTCGTGAAATTTTCCTCTTTTCTTTTTAGCTTTTAATACTCTTTGAATTTTAAGTACCAAATCTACTCTATTTAAATTAACTTTCTTGCTTTCTAAATAATCTTCAAAGTTGTCTAAATTAAATTCTAAAAAGTTTTTAGGATTATTAAAATAAGGTAGTCCATATTGGGCTAATTCTTTTTTATCTGAGTATGCTTTAACTTGTCGAATATAATTTTTAAAATGTTTAACAAATCTTAATTCTTCTTCTGCTTCTTCTACATAATCATCCGACTTAGTTCTTTTTTCATATTTCTGTCTCATTATTGTTTCAAAATCTTTAGGAGGCATTTTAGGAACCCATAAAGATGCTTTACTAATAACTGCATCATAAAATAATTTTTGATTCATGAGCGTTGGTCCGTCCACAATGATTTGTTTTTCTTTTAATTCTCCTTCTAATAAAGTATTTACTTTAACAATGTATCTATCACTTCCATATTCAATAATATCTCCGATAGATTCCTGAGCAATTTCTTTTCCTGCTACATGCTTTGCTCCTACCCATTTAAATAATTCTGAAACTACTTTAGGAGAGCATCCAATAATCTCGGCTAATTTAGGAATTCCTAAATTTTTATTTGCTTTCTGTCCACTTGTACCTTTAGCCATGCGTTTGCTTGCTTCTTCATCATTAGATTCCGTGGCCAAATTGTAAACAAATTCATCTACATCTTCTATATCCCAAGTAGTATGCTTTAGTAAGACTCCGGCCACAGCTGTACAATAAGCGTCTCTTTGGCCCTGGGGTGCATATAAAAGACAAAGTGCGGTAGAGAGAGCCACTTTACCCACATCTGCTCTTAAATCTCCTGTATATTCGTTTATACCTACATATTTCTCCCATTTAACACTTTCGTTAGCTTTACTATGCTTAGATTCAGGAACAATAGTATATCGATCACTCCCATTTCTTAGTTCGCACAACATGGAACCATGAGGTAAATCTTCGTATCTATCTTTTAATTCTTTGGGTAATTTAAATTGAGTAAAATCTAATGTGCCTTTCCACCAGTAGTGACTTCGTGGATTACCTCCTCTTCCAGAGATTGCTCCACAAGATCTCACATATTGATCTATAAATCTTTTAACTAAAGCATTGTCTATATCCAGATCAATATTATGATCGAGTCTTAATGCAATTTCACAGTGGCGATAATTATTTTTCCATTCTTCTTTCGTTATTTTAAAATTGGGATTGGTCCAATCTTTGACAATTGGAGTACCTCGCATACATGGAATGATAATATAACCGTCATCAATCCACTCTTCATAAGTAACAGGAGCTCTATTTTTCACTAACATAAATCCACCTCTGACTAAGGGGTTCCTAGGAACCCCTTAATCTTTTTTCCTAGTCCACTCTCGCTTTCTAGAAAATTCAGAAATTATAAATTAATTTCCTTTTTGGGTTCTACGCTAGACTCATGTTTCGCTTCTACTTCTCCTTTGTTAACTCTTTCAGAAAAAGTTTTGGCTACTTCATAAACAGATTTGTCTTGAATTGGTCCTTTTAAAGACACATCCCATCCAAACCATGTTCCCTTGTCATTAGACATTTGAACAGCTTTTAGATTATAAATGTGGCTGTAAGTTGGCGGTGTAAACAATCCATTTTTGCCTTGCATTTTTAATCCCATCATTAATGAGTTCCACTTTCTACTCACTTTGAGTTGAGTGGCCTTCATTGAAATTAATGCAGTTGTTGGAGTTTTACCTAGAAGAACAACAAAGTGACTTGCTGTGGTTTCTAAATAATTTCCATTAGCTAATCTATCTTTGTTATCTTTGCTTCTTTGAGTTTTAGGCAAATTAGCGGAAGCTTCATATATGTTCACAGGTGCGCCCATACTTGCTCCTCTATCTTGCCATTCAATATACTGTCTTTTATAAAAGACTGGAAGTACATCGATTCCCTTCTCACCGTCGAACAACTCACTTGAAACAGTATTGATAATCATACCAGGTTGTGCACCTTCTATGTATTTCGCATGCTGTTTGTTGATCTCAGGCGATAAATGACCCAGAACTTTTAAGAATGGTAACGCAAGATCATCCTGCGCTATGTTCTGTGATCCTTTATTAGCATCTGCTTCAAATAAATTTGAAGATAATGCTCCGGCAGTGTTACGTACTGCAACGTTTGTTTCATTTTTCATGTTTATTGTTTCCTTTTTATTGTTGTTTTATTTCCAACGAATACGTTGAAAAGTTCCGTTGGCATTTCTTTACCTGCCTCTAAACGTTCACGGACTAACGCTTTGAG